CTAAAAAAATTGATATGGAGTTTTTCCATAAGAGATTTGATTATGATGAGAATGTTGATCCAGTTCCATTTTCACAAATGTTTGATGCCGCAATTCGTTTAATTGCTTCTTCTAAATATCCAATTTTACATACTGGAAATGGTGCATTATTCGTTTACCTGTATCGTGGAAACGCAAATAACGTTTATCAATTTAATGAACTTGGAACACTGAACCAAAATGATTTCGTTTAGTAATCTTGGTTCTCTAGGAAGATTGGGTAATCAAATGTTTCAGTATGCCGCCCTTAAAGGAATCTCGGCACATCATTCAACAGATTATTGTTTACCCACAGATACTTCTCTGCATAAATGTTTTCAGATTCCAAATAAAAAGTCGGATGTTTATTCTCCGACTATCAAGGAAACAATTTATGAGTTTGATGAAAAACTTTTTAATTTTTCTGAGGGTGATTTATATGGATTCTTTCAGACAGAAAAGTATTTTTCTCACATAGAACAAGAACTTAGAAAAGATTTTAGATTCTGTGATATAATATATAAAACTTGTTATCATTATCGTAAACATATTCTTTCGGAAAAAGTAGTAGCACTTCACGTTCGACGTGGAGATTATATAACTGATCCTAATTTTTGTTTACTTGATCTTGACTATTATACTGAAGCGTTAAAGTATTTTCCTGACTCGGAAATTATGGTTTTAAGTGATGATATAAATTGGTGTAGGGAACAATTTATTTCAGAAAGATTTAAGTTCTCTTTTTCCAACAATCCTTTTATTGATTTGTGTTTAATGAGTTTATGTGATTATCATATTATTTCTAACTCCTCATTTTCTTGGTGGGGATCTTGGTTAGCAAAAAGCAAAAAAACAATTGCACCTCAAAATTGGTTTGATGGTGAGTATTCATCTTGGAATACGAAAGACTTATATAGAAAAGATTGGATAGTTTTATGACAATTTCATTAATCTGTGCTTGTAAAGATAGAAATGAACCTCTGCAAATTGCATTGGCTTCCTGGTTACTGAGACCAGAGATTACAGAAATTATTATTGTAGATTGGAGTTCGAAGGAACCTTTAGCACCTCTTACTAAATTAGATAAAAGAATTAAAGTTATTACAGTACAAAATGAAAAGTACTTTAATCAACCACAACCTCTAAATCTTGCTGTAAGTATTGCTACAGGAGATTGTATTCTTAAAGTTGATTGTGATTATATCTTTAGCCCTTATTTTAACTTCTTTGATAGTTATCATATTGATGAAAATAGTTTTGTTTCCGGTAAGCATAATATAAAAAATTATGAATACTTTAACGGGGATGGTTATGTTGTAGATAAAGATAATATGAGTTTGTTAGAACTCGTAGAATATGTAAACTCATATAGCCCTATCTTCAAGCATTTAATTGGTCTATTGTTCATAACGCGCCAAAACTTTATGAAAGTTGGTGGGTATAATGAGAAACTTGGAAAATATTATTCTTACGAAGATGATGAAATTTTCCATCGTCTTCGAGTTCTTGGGTTGAATGAAATTAAACTCAATTTCGATTATAATATCCTTCATATTCCACACTCGGATAAAAAAAGAACAGAAAATTTTGAAGGTTATGATTCTAATAAACTTGATGAAATTAAAAATTCTCTATCTGTAGAGGATGAAAACCAGAAAGAATGGAATGCTGAGTATTTGTTATCAATGGATCATATTGAAACAAATAAAAAGATTGCCCCACTTACAGATGAGTATTACGTACCTTCTCTTACAAAATGGGATATTCAGAGAATGGATGAACAAAACTATTATGCAAGTAAAGTAATGGAAAAGAACAAACTTGAAAACTTTCCTTCCGTCTATTATGTTTCACTAGAAGAAAGTGTAGATAGGCAGAAAAATTTAGAGAGGCAATTTTCTGAGTATGGTATTGTTCCAACTCCAATCATATCGAAACGATTTGCCGAAAGTGATGACGAGATTACGGGAGTATTCCTAGATCAAATGAATGGGGGAACCACTGGGTGTGTAATCTCTCATCTTAAGGCAATCCGCAAGTGGTATGAAGAAACTGATGAGGATTATGCTTTTTTCTGTGAAGATGATCTAAGTCTTGAGACCATTCAATATTGGGACTTTACTTGGGAAGAGTTTATTGAATCTATTCCTGATGATGCCCTTTGCGTTCAACTTTTAGTTATCCGAAAAAATTATGAAACCTTTGAAATTCGTAAGAGAGTTTGGGATGATTGGGCAGGGACCGCATACATCATTACAAGAAATTATGCCAGAGTTTTGGTTGAGAATTATTGTTTGGGCGAGAATAAGTTTCATTTGGAGCTTCCTGGAAGCACCAATGTAGTTCCACTCTTGGAGAATGTCTTATTTGAGAGTTTGGATGATATTTGCTATACTGTTCCGCTCTTTGTGGAAGACGTTGGATTTGGAAGTACATTCTCTTCCGAAGAAGATAAAGAGGTAGTCGATAATCAAAAAAGAGGGCATTATGAAGCAAAAGAAAAAGTTTTAAACTACTGGAAAAACAAAATGAATCTTTTTAATTTTATAGAAGAAAAACCAAAAAATTCGGGGATGAATCAAATTGAGACTCTTCTTACGAAATATAGTTACGATACAGAAGATGCCGAGAATAATTTTGATCTTGGCGTCTGGTATTGGAATCAGGGGCATACTGCACCTGCACTATCATACTTTTTAAGGTGTGCTGAAAGGGCAGTAGACACTACTCTTGCCTATGAAGCTCTGCTATGGTCTCATCTTTGCTATGAGAAACAGGGCACACGAGATGTGACCGCTCGTACCTTGCTTCAACATGCACTGCATACTCTTCCAAATCGTCCAGAAGCATATTATCTTCTTGCTAAATTCCACACCAAGAGAGAGCAGTGGACTGATGCTTACATTATTGCAAACCAAGGTCTAACTTTAACCGAAAAAGATTTGCCATCTTTAAGAAATGATGTCGGTTATGCTGGAGATCATGGTCTCCTTTATGAAAAGGCAATTTCTGCTTGGTGGTGGGGTAAGAGTAATGAATCTAGAGAGATTCTTCAAGATGTTAAAAATAATTATGATTTAACTCAAGATGAATATATCTTGGTGATCGAAAAACTAAATCATATGGGAGTAGAAACCCTAGAGAAAGTTGAGGTTAAATCGAAAGATTTTAATTATCCTGAAAACTTTAATTGGAGTGATCTCACATTTGAAGATATTATCACTATAGAAAGAGAAGTTGTTGAAGAAAAAGTTTATAGATTTTGGAATGATGTTAAAGAGGGTGATGTAGTACTTGATATTGGCGCAAGTGTTGGAGCATATACAATTTCCATACTAGATCAAAAACCAAGTAAAGTATATTGCGTAGAACCATCTAAAAAATTATTAAAAGCACTTTCCGAAAATTGTTTTGAGAAGACTCTGGAATATCAACAAAATCCTTTGGTTTACATTAACCATGGAATTGTTGACAAAGAGGGTGATAGAATCAATATCTTTGGTGGAGAAAAAACTTTTAGTGGAATAACGTTTAAGAAACTAATCGAAGATTATTCCATTGATCATATTGACTATATGAAAATCGATTGTGAAGGAGGAGAATATAGCATCTTCAAAGAAGAAAATATGGACTTCTTACTTAACAAGGTTGATTTTATTGCTATGGAAGTTCACCTCAATTATGGTGGTTGTAGAGAAAAATTTAAAAATCTACGAGATAATTATTTGACTAGATTTAAAAATTATAAGGTGATGTCTTGCACTCGTCAAAATATTTCGTGGGGTGAGTCAATTGATATTAAAGATAGAATATTTGATGATAAATTTGTTAATGAATACTCTTGCGAGTTTATGATCTATATATCTAAAAATTAATGACTAGGAGAAAATAAAATGAATTTTGCTGTTTATGCAAAGGATAATTGCCCATATTGTTATAAAGTCAAACAAGTTCTTGAGTTGACAGGAAGCAAATTTGTAGTGTATAATTTGGGAGAGGACTTTACTAAAGAAGAGTTCTATGCAGAGTTTGGAGAAGGATCTACATTCCCCCAAGTCATCTGTGATGATAAAAAATTAGGCGGTTGCGTTGATACTGTTAAGTTTCTAAAAGACCGTCAAATTGTATAATGTCAGACATAAATAATAGTATAACACCAAATCGTGGTGTAGAATTTATACTTACTGGGAGAAGAAAAAGAGGAAGAAAACTAATTCATATAATATACGAAAAGATGATTTGCTTTCTCAAACGGGAAGTAACTATCTACTTTGAGTTTTCAATCAAATTAAGGAAAATAAAGTAGTTTCCTAGGAGAATAAAAAAATGTTGGCAACTAGTTTAGTTATCGGTTGTTTAGTAACCGTACTCTTTTTTATAGTTGGTCTCGTAACAGGTTGGGTTGCTAGAGAATACATGATGAACTATCGAGAAATTCCTAAATTACATCCAGAGTGTTATGATGAAAATGGAAACATTATTCCAGATGAAGTAGTTGCCGTAACCTTTCAAGAAGGTTTTTTTGATGATTATGAAGAAGATTACGAAGACGAAGAATAAACTCTAAATACCATTACAATTGTAATTACATATTAAACAATTATGACAGCGACAAAGACAAAGCCAAAAACGGCTGCTAAAACGACTACCTCAGCAAGCATTGAGTTGCCAGCAAATCCTTTTGCATTTGAGGTATTAAATCTTGTATCCAAACAAAGAACCAATGCCAAAAAGGTTGAGGTTCTGAAAAAATATGGAGATCCATCTCTTAAGGCAATTTTTATTTGGAATTTTGATGAAAGTCTTACATCTGCTCTTCCAGAAGGAATTGTTCCATATTCAAGTGTTGGTGAGCAAGGATCATTCAGCGGCACTTTAAGTGAAAAGATTGAAGATGCGGTCGGTAAAATGAGTGAGATTGGTTCAAATTCACTCGGATCTCAAGACCAAGGTTTTTCTTCAATTCGTAAAGAGTATACAAAGTTTTATAATTTTGTAAAGGGTGGCAATGATGGACTAAGTTCTCTTCGTAGAGAGACAATGTTTATCAATGTTCTTCAAGGACTTCATCCTCTAGAGGCAGAAATTCTATGTTTGGTTAAAGATAAGAAACTTGAAACTAAATATAAGATCACGAAGGAGATTGTTTCTCAAGCGTACCCCGAAATCGTGTGGGGAGGTCGTTCGTGAGTAGAGTTCGTAATATAGAAAGAAATATTATCGAGGAGAGAGATACTGTGGAATGGACTCCAGAAGAAAAAAAAGATATTCCTCCTCGTTATGGATGTGAGATTTTAGTTGAGAACGGAACACTTTCTCAAGTTAAAGATCCTTCTTTTCCGAATGATGCTTATATCGTATATTATACGGTAAATGGAAAATCGCACATGGATTTATGCCGTGGAACTAGAGTGAAGATCTTTGATATGTACTATGATAAGTTCGGTCCTGATGTAGTTACAAAAATTGATTGGGGGTATGGTCGCGTATCTCCTAAGATTTGGGGATATAAGGCACCCGAAAAGAAAAAAAGAAAATAACCTTTTGTTAAAATCATAATAATTTTAAGTAGCAACATGATACAATAATGTATCTATTGCTACTTTTTTGATTTTGTGGTAATATATATTATATCGTTGACTGGTATTTTTACCAGCGGAAGTATCCACTAAGGAGAAGCAACGCCTTTACCTAAAACACTAGTAAAGGAGAAAAGTTATGAAACCCGTATTCATTCAGTATCTGAAAAACAAAGCAAAGAAAGAGAAAAAACTTCAAATTGCTCAATTGAATATGGCTAAAGTTACCTATCAAGTTGCATGATACAGGAACACTATCATACAAAAGATCCAGATAATAGACGACCTGCCTGCTATCTTCTAACATATAGAGGTTGTAAATATTGGTCTTGTTATGAAATTCACTTGATTGATTGGTTTGAAAAACTATTTCGTTTTAACAGAGAGGATTGACAGATCCTCTCTTTTTTTGTATAATCAGAACAGAATATTAATCTAAATGGATAAGGAAAAAGTTAAATTAATTATTCGGAATATGGAATTACTTTTGGATTCACTGAAGGCAGAAGTATATCCAGATACAACTCTATACAAATATGATGATATTCGTCCAGAAGAAATTGATTACGATGAGGTTCTTTAATAAATGACTGCCAGGGCAAAAAAACTTGTAAAATTGTTGGAAAGATTGATTAAACAGGACCATCTTTATTCCGACGAACAACTGAAACAAATGAAATCACAACTGCGTGTTGTAAAAGAAGAACTCGCAGAAATTGAAGCAAAAACATCAAAAGGATTTGGAAAATGAAACCTATCAAAGCAAAAGATCTTTTAGAACTTGACCAACATATGAAAGTTGTGATGCTTCGTCAGACACAACTTCCTCAAACTCTGGTTTATCAGGCAGGTAAAAACGATTATTCTGAAGACCCTATTCACACTAAGTTTCCTCCAAGTGAAAAAGACTGTGGTAAGTGGGTGATCGAACAACTGCTTGCAAATGAAAGGGGTCACTGGGGACCTCTAGAGCATCCTGCAATTTCTCTGGACTGTGTTGGTTTTGTTCATAATGTAATTGTTCAGGCAAGAACTCATCGTGTTGGTGTAAGTTTTGATGTTCAATCTCAGCGTTATACTGGTCGTCGTGTACTTAAAGTTGCAAAGGGTGAACTGAAACCTGAAGAAGTTTTCTATGTGCGTCCAGAAGGTCTCTACCTGGACCGTAAAGGGCACAAGTATGAATGGACCCGTGAGGATTACGAAAGGCAGTTGAAGTTCTGTCTAGCGGCATCTGAGAGGTATGCAGAGGGTTATGAGAAGCGTGGTATGGCAGAAGAACATCTCCGTGATTATCTTCCTCAGAATATCCGCCAGAACTTTGTGGTCTCATTTTCTCTTCGTGCTGCACTACACTTCCTAGACCTGAGAGCAAAACTGGATGCTCAAGTAGAGATTCAGGCACTCTGTGAAGGTATGGTTCCTGTAATGAAGGAATGGGTTCCTGAGATCTTTAGTTATTATGAGGAAAAGCGTCTTCACAAGGCACGGTTGAGTCCCTAAATATTCTTACAAATTATTATATCTTATGCCTACATATCGCTTTGAAAATACGGAAACAGGTGAAATCTTTGAGAAATGGATGTATATGGCGGACAAAGAGCCATATCTCAAAGAAAATCCTCACATTAAACCACTTATTCCAACACAAATGAATGTTGGTGAAGTTGGTGATTGGAGAAATAAACTTGTCTCCAAACATCCATCGTGGAATGATGTATTGGGTCGTGCCCAAAAAATGCCCGGTTCAAATGTAAAAAAACTCTAAAAACTTATGGCAAGAAGAAAAAGAGCAGAGCAACCAATCGGGGTTGGTCTTACAACTCGTCAAATGAAGCGCAAAAAACCACTCAGTTCCGAATATCTGATTGATATTGATCCGCTTACAGAGAATCAAAAGAAACTTTTTGATTCTTATGCCGCCCAAAAGCACTTGGTTGCCTATGGGTGTGCTGGAACTGGTAAAACTTTCATTACTCTTTATAATGCTCTTCGTGAGGTTTTGGATGAAAGAACACCCTACGAAAAAATCTATCTTGTTCGTTCTTTAGTTGCCACAAGAGAGATTGGATTTCTTCCCGGTTCTTATGAAGATAAGTCAGACATTTACCAAATTCCTTATAAGAATATGGTGAAGTATATGTTCCAACTTTCAAGTGATGCAGAGTTTGAAATGCTCTATGGAAATCTTAAGTCACAGGAGACAATTAAGTTTTGGAGCACCTCATTCCTCAGAGGAACCACGCTTGATAATTCTATTATTATTGTGGATGAGTTTCAAAATATGTCATATCACGAACTAGATTCTATTATCACTCGTGTTGGTGAGAACTCAAAGATTATGTTCTGTGGAGATGCGTCTCAGAGTGACCTTCAAAAAACAAATGAGCGCAATGGAATTGTTGACTTTATGACCGTATTGCGTAAAATGCCATCTTTTGATATAATCGAATTTGGTGTAGATGACATCGTTCGTTCCGGACTTGTTAAAGAATACATTATTGCGAAACTAGAAGCAGGATTTTAATGTTTAATCATATTGATATTGAATTGCCCCGACTTGAAAGAGAAACAATTGATGGGGTAAGATATTATTCTATTCCTGAAGAAGACCAACTTTTGAAGTTGGTCTCAATTACTTCCGTCACAAGCCATTTTAATAAAGAAATCTTTGTTAAATGGAGAAAGAAAGTAGGAACAGAGGAAGCGGATCGTATCACTAAAGCGGCGACAAGTCGGGGAACTGATATGCACACTTTGGTAGAAAATTATCTATATAATCACTCCGAACTTCCTCCTGTTCAACCACTTTCAGAATTTTTATTTAAGATTGCAAAAACGGCACTTAATAAGATTGATAACATCCATTGTCTTGAAGGAGCACTCTATAGTAAACAACTTGGTGTTGCTGGAACTACAGATTGTATTGCAGAATATGGCGGAGAACTTGCCGTAATTGACTTCAAGACTTCTAAAAAACCAAAACCCCGTGAATGGATTGAAAACTATTTCGTCCAAGCAATGTTCTATGGTATGGCACTCTATGAGATGACCGGTATCAAAATTAAGAAACTGGTTATTATAATGGCATGTGAAAATGGAGAATGTGTTGT